AAAATACCAACTTGATGTTATGTGTTCTTGTACATTTTTTCTAGGATAGGTTTGATCCAGCTGCTCGTGCAGTCCGTGCAATACTACATCTGTTGTTGTTGTGCTGTATCTTACCGCAGGATCATAATTCTTAAAAGTAACACCTCTATAGACTCTAGTAAAGCCCGATGGCGTATTTGCACTACCTGCTGTAGAGCAGACAAAAAAGTCTTTACTGATTATGGCTATAACTTCATTATCTAACACTACCTGAATAACAGGATGAGAGATATTAGAGCTATCGACCATTTTGGCGCTACGCATTTTAGTCTCATTAAACCCTTCAACTCTCTCAGGTCCAATAAGCAAGGCAGTAGTATTTGTACCAGTAACTACATACAGTTGTTTACTAGCACTGTTAAACCACAAATCTCCCGGTTGAGATGCTGCATAATCGACCGCCCCTGCATTGATTAATTTATCTGTAGTGGTGTTGCTGTAATGTAAAACTGCCAAAGATCTCCAGTTTGTACCATCATAAACTGCAGGCCTAAACACCTGTGCCTTGGCGTTGAACCAAATTTGGCCTTTCAACGGGTTACGGGGCTGATCATTACTAGCATAGTGTTCTAATAGATGTAGGAAGTTTTCATTCTGTGCATCGCCGAAATTAGTGACATTTTTTCCTATAAACGTCAATGACGACGAATTAGTGTCTATTAGCCCATCGTTGAGTATTAATAGGGTTTCACCATTGGCTTTACGGATTGTGTATGACATTTTTAATTAATCCTTACCATGTGCCGTCATTATATACGGTATTACTTGCAGTATTATTATAAGGCAAGGCAATCCACACCCCGCCGCTGACAATATACTGTTTGATCGCAGTACATACTTTGATTGTTGCGCCCGGTATGTTTGTAGATGCTTTCAAACTACTAGAATATTGAATTACCGAGGCCGACTCTCGAACCCCTGCTTTATCTACAGTAACAGGGTCACCTACAGATAAACTATTACTTAAAACCGATGTCTGAGGCTGATTCACGTGTTTCTGAATTAATACACGGACTCGACCACCGTCGGCTACTCCGTATGGTGCAGTGTCGTCGGGTGGTAAAAGACTTTGTAAAAGATTAATAACAAAAGGATCCACTGCAGGATCATCAGGTACTGTGCCGTGGCCTGTAATATCTACAGTTAAGGTAAACTGCCCCGATTTACTCACTGCGTTAACTGCATCAACATACCCTTTAGTTGCTACAACATTGTTTGAGTCACTGTACTGGGGTGTGGCCGCATTAGTGATCTTCTTTCCGCTGCAGTCAATATAACTAGCGCTGCCTGCTGCTAACACCAACGGAGAAGAATTAACCACACCGATCGATGACTGCGAAAAAGTTAATCGGCCTACATTTAAACTAGTCAAATTGCCTATTTGAACTAGCCCCGGAGCAGACACAATATCACTGCTTAATGCATTTGCAGTCAACACAGGCACTCCGCCAATGTAGTAACTTTTACCAGCGTCAAGATTAAAATTCTCCGAGGATTTCCATGAAGGAACCGGCGATGAATTCCATAATATAGTCTTATCTGAATCACCCTTAAGAATAACCCCACCACCAAGTGCCATGCTATCAGTGACTGTTCCTGAAGAGGAGTTTAATACAACATTTTTATTATTGATAGACAATTCGGTTACTGTTACAGCTGTTGAGCTTCCTATAACTCGAAAGGCACCGCGGACTATTAGGTCTCCGCCAACGTCTAACGCCGATTCCGGAGTATCTCTAAAAACCCCCATATATTCGTTGGTCGAATCTAAATAAATGGCGGTAGCCGAATTGGGCGAATTGAGAGTTACAGCCATGTCTTGATTTGCACCGCCAACACTTATACTGGCTATCCTCTTACCAGTTCCGGTACTAACATAGAAACTAACATCCTGAGCTTCACCGACGATCACACCTGCATCGGCCTCTACAGTTAGACTACCTTGGACTGTCTGTTCTCTGCTCTTATCGTACAAATTACTGATAGAAATATTACCTATACTTTCAGCACTGGTAGCAGTTCCTATCCATTTAATTTGAGCTAACGACGACGAGCTGGTATTAACATTGAACCCCACTACTACCGATGTCATGCCCCCAACATCGGGATAAGGTGCCTTAAGAGTGAATGCTTGATCGCTGAGAATTCCTAAAAGATTATTGTTCAAATACAAACAAACTACGGGATTTGTAGAGCCTGCACTGTCAACTATAGATTCTAGTAACCAACCTGATTTTCCCTTAGAGTGATCATAGGGCAATCCTGCCGGTACGAGATTTATACCATCAAAGAATTTTAGCTGCCTTGCAGTGGTATCGATCCAAAGATCTCCTGATGACAATCCTGCTGGAATATTAGCCGACACATAAGGACTACCTATAGGCTTAAATTCATTCACTCCTGTATAGACAAATAGTCTCTGTTCCAGAGTATTATACCATATCTGGCCAGTCAGTGGATTTTTTGGTTCTGCCGAACTGGCAAAGTTTTCTAAAAGACTAACAAAATTGTCGTTTAGTGCTGTACCGTAGTTGCTAACGTTTTTGCCAATCAAAGTGAGGCTTGTTGACACTGTATCTAATTTTTGGTCAGCTAGCGTAACTAGAATTTTTCCATTAGACTTTCGTAGTATATAGCTCATAATTAGTATTTGATTATATAGTTAATAGCCGTGTTATTGGTCTTAGACATCGTAACGTCGGTTAGGTCGGGCATTTTGAAAGTTCCACCGTAGGTATTACCAATTAAATCATAAAGTTCAGGATAGGCCTGCGGTGGTTGATCTGTCCCATCGCACAGCAGCCACCCCGTCGGTGGGCTAATTCCTGCAAAGGGCAAAACAGTACCTAATGGTACCAAACTTCCGGAGGGAGTGCTGTGCACTGTGGTCCCCGAAGTTGTAGTTTGCACATAGTTGATATCTTTTAGGAAATCTGATTTAGTTTGTTTTAGCAGATTGCCTTGCCCAACATCTGGTTGCATGCTTGCTCGATACAAAAGCAAAGTATCTGTACTGTTTGTTGCTGTGGTTTGTGCCTTGCTGTAAATTAAATTAGCTGTTACGGTGGCTGTAAAAACCACATTTCGAGAACCGTCAAAAGTCACTGCATTAGTAACAATATCTCCCAAATTATGGAATACTAACGATCTAGCAGAAGATAACTTACTTGCCGAATCGGCATTTCCAATAAAGGTAGCACCGGTTGGAAGACTATCGCCTGAACGAAATACGTTGGCATAGACTGTTCGCCAGCTGACTGCAGGATCACCGATGTCATATTGTACATCGGAGGAAGGATTCAATAGAGAAGTTGCTGTGTAGGTCGGGGGTGTAATACCTGCAGATCCAATTGTTATCGGAGCATTAAAAACTCGTACTCCGTGAGCATTAAGGGTTCCTCTGACACCAACACCGCCAGCGACCTCAACTGCGTTACCAGACACGCTGTTGCTATTCGATAATTGACTTGTTACAAAAATTTTACTAACGGTAGCTGTGTTAGAAACACGCAAAGATCCATTAACATCGAGTTCACTTGACGGATTAGAAGTATTAATGCCAATCGTTTGATTTGAGCCGTCAATTGTCAGCACAGTGTTAATACGATTGCCATTGGCAATGTCAAAAACAAATTTGCCTTTGTCTGTCAAATTTAATAATCTTGCAGTGTATTGATTCTTTTTTTCAAGTATAAATGTAGGATCAAGACCAATCTTCAACGAATTTGCGTCAGTAGAAATACTTAAAGATGCTGCAATACTCTGCGAGATGTCTTTGCGCATAAATGCATCGGCCGATATTGTTTGACTGCTAGGAGAGTTAACTGTTAAATTATATGCTGTATCAGCTGCGGTATTAAGCCTCGCAAATGCTGAAACGCCAAAGGAACCAAAATCCGATGTTGAAAGATTAATACCAGCTTTGATTGTAGAAAAGCCGGGTATTACAGGATTTGGTATAAACTCGTCCCCAGATATGACTTCAATTACTCGTCCATTTACCTTGCTAAGTATAACCGAATGATCGATCCCGCCAATGTCTGTTAGTATTTCAGGTGTTATACCAGTTTCTAAAGCCGATGCGATTGAAGGCCCTATTAGAGTGAACGAGGTTCCATTATAGATATTAAGTTGATGGTTTGCGGTATCTATCCAAATATCGCCGTTCTTAACGTTTTCCGGTCTGTACGATTGTTGATAGATACCATTAACCGGAGTCCACGATGTACCGCTGGCACCGCCATCGTTAATTCTTAACTTTTTATTATTCGGGTTACTGGTGTCAAACCAAAGTTGTCCTTCTATAGGATTGCTAGGTGGTATAGAACTACTAAAATTTTCTAACAAATGTACAAAATCTTCGGCAATCGATTGACCAAACCCGGGATAATTTCTTCCTATCAGCGTGAGACTTGTGGATTCGGTATTTTTAGTCCCATCTAATACTATAATAGGATCATTTCGTTTGCCGGGGTCTGAAAATTTCACTGAATACGAATTCATAACTAAATTCCTATAGTAAGACTTTGAATTCTTACAGTATAATCAATCTGTATTAGTCTATTAAGACTTTTTTGCACCGGGTGGAAAATAACATGTGTTAATAGCATACCGTTACCTTCGATCCCATCTTCACTATAAGCTCGTAAACCAATTTCATCAAATACAAATTTTCCCTTGGTATCTGAGCTGGTATCAAACGCCTGTTGTCCTGACGGTTCTCCAAAATCAAGCAAACAGCTGACTAGGATATCTGTATAGGCTGTACCGGTGATATGGCGTATTTCCATAAAATTACGTCTAGGATCTAGGTTCATCGAACCGTTGGCATCAATATTTTTAATATACGTTTGGTTATAGAGGCTGGCGTTCAACCCCGCAGCATTTGGAGTTAGATAGGTAATGATCCCAGTAGGGTCAATTCTGCTGCCGCCGTTACCAAAACACATTTCAGAAATAAAGCCCTGCCCTTGGTTGGACATGGCCTGAGCAAGACCTATACTGAAGTTTTCGTAATGTATAGCATTGGGCTTATCGATATAAACCTCTTGGGTATCGGGATCGTAAATCTTAATATGACCTCTAAGATGCAAGCTGCCTTGCTCATTCGGTCTCGTTTCCACTGTAGATGTGCTAATTGAATTTTGATTATCGTTCATAGAGATATTTATCTGGCAATACAGCCGTCCTTTCTAATAAAAATTTAGCCTGCGGTGTAATATTTTTAACTAAAGTCTGAGACGAATTATACCAGGAATGAGATCCGCGTTTTGTGACTAAAAGTCTTGCTCCCGGAGTTGGATCAAAACTTAAAACTAAAATCCCTCCAGCTTTCACAGTAAATTCAGGCTGCAACAATATATCACTAGAAACTCCGTGACTGTCTGTCTCTCCTGAATCATAGGCAACTGTTCCATTGTGCTTAACTGCTAAATTACCATCGGGCAACGGCTTGCGCAAGAGTCTGCCTTGATACACGACTTCAATCTGATCCCAATAGTTTGCACCATCAAAGAAGTTAATACCCGTTATTTGATATTCACGAGTGCCTCTGGCGGTTGTTGTTTCAAACTCTTCCATACTTTCTTTAAATGGTATTGTCTGCTCTAATCCCTGATCTATCACTGCAGAGCCCACCTCGTAAGATAATTTTGGCATTGTACCTAAAGTACCTCTTCGTAACTGCCGCAGTGTATTGCCCAATATCTGGAGGAATTCTATACGTTCGCCATTGATCAATACAATACCTGGACGATTGACCGCAATATTGGGAGGAGTTAATACTGCAGAATTTTTTACAACAATAACATCATCTTCTATATTCAGAGGTGACTCCAGCTCTGTACTGTTTGTGGCACTCAACCGTTTGAAGTGGGTTCTATTTAACATATCTTGGAAGATACGATAAGCTATAGATTGGTTTTGAATGTCTGCAAAACTTGTTACCACAATATCATCATTAGGGTTCCTATAAAGGCCATCTCTTACTATAATACTTTGGTTGTCTTCACTGACCTTAAAATCCAAATCACTTACCAACGGAACTCCGTTGTAAAAGACCCATGCATAGGTAGGATGCAGTATCGGTCTTTGCACCCTGTATTGATTATTAGATCTTCCATTAAATCTATCAGTTCTTATAAAGTCTGGATCGTGGTTAGTAAATGTTATAACGGAAAACTCGTCATTAACCTGTACTGGACTCACAACAACCAAAGACCCGTTATCTATAAGATAGTCGTGTGCCTTCTTAACAACGATTGCTACCACATCGCCCGTTTTTAGAGAATTCTGAGCAAATTTAATCTGATTCTTAGTCTTTATAAGCTGCCATTTTAAATTAGCCGGTTCGACCTGACCGTTAACATATACCTCCAATTCTGTGACGCTAATTTTTCCTTTGGCAAATTTTATAGTTTGACTTATATCAAACGACAGCGGTCCGTTAAACTCATAATAGGTTGTCGTTGGCGGTATTAGCCTTGCATTATTCTTAGTAACAATTACTTGGCTGTGATATGGTTTTAAATTTCCAGGAGGATTTGACAAAATAAAGACGGTGTCATCCTTGGATGTCGCAATAAATTTTTGCTCTGTAATTTCACTGAAAGATTTTATTGAATCTTTAAATAAAAATGCCTGTATAGTCCCTGTTTGGTTAAAAAGAATTTTCAAACTATTTTTATAAACTGAAGAAACATAATCAGTGGTTGCAACTCCGTCAATTGTAGCATATACACTACCGACATTTCTTGCTGGTACTGAACTAGTAATTACAGTTCCGGATGTTGCTGTAGAAATTACATGAGTCTCTAACAGACCAATTGTACCCAAATCTAGTGTTGTTAAACTCACCCACCCGGTTGCAGACGTTTCTGTAGTAAAGGTAATTGAATTATCGAGATAATTTATTGTGTAATCGTGCGGCATGACCTTTTGATTATTAAGCACAACTATTACAGATTCAGTACTAGTAGGTTTTACTCCCAGACTATAGGCTCTTCGATTTAACGGTCCATTAACATAATATTTTTTATTAATAATTAACGGTGGTACCTGATTGGGCAAAGTAAACACATTGATTCCCACGGACTCTCTAATTTGTCCGGGTAACACTTCTTCCGGTGCATGACTATTGAAGGTGTCCAAAAATCCGGAACCATCAAAAATTATTTCTGCAGGAGTAACTCCTAATGCATCTCTATAGTCTAACGATCCCCCAACTACTAACGAATCCAAACTTTCTGGATCTGTAGGCGTGATTGTTCCGTCAGTTGTCGAATATCTGAATACAACCAAAGTGCTGGTAGTAGTGAATACCGCTGACGGGATAACAACCTCTGTTTGCAAATCTTGCGATTCGTCGTAACGAAATTCAGCTTTGAGGTCAACAACCGCTAGAGCTTTGACCGTATGATCGCCAACAATGTCAATTATTGGAGGCTCTAAATATCCGCTGCCCGGATTGTCGATTACCAGATTAACAATAGAATTCGAATTATCATTGGACAATTCTGCATGGATAACAGCAGTAACTCCGTTCAGTGATTCTGGTGGGGAAACTATAACCTGTAAAGTATTAGTGTAACCTGATCCCGGATTTATAATTCTTGCCTTGTCTACTCTTCCAGTTCCGGAGCCTATGATTGTCTTCACTGGCTGGTCTACGCCGTCGACCCGTTTACCATTAATATAGGTATTAATTTCTACGCCTTGAGGGATCGGAGTTGAACTAAGAATATATGTCTGTGTACTAGTTGCAGTGGTGAGAACACTGATATAACCATCCTCTGGAGAATAGTTGTCCCATGCCGATTCGGCATACGGTAAAGAATCCCATCCTCCTGCAGAATTAAACGGCAGTGTGTCAACTACTACTCCGGGATACTCAAGACCTGACATCAGCTGCTGAGGAACAACACCCGGCATGCCGCTAGTGGGCGAATAATAGTCCAATATTCTATCAACTGCAGTGTATAACTCTAAAGACTTAGTATAGGTAATTTCAACGATGTCCCCTAGATTAGGAGCCAACATAAGTTTCAATGATGCTTTTCGCTTTTGATATTTGGTATTAGTCTGCGGACGATACACTACTGAGTCAAATTCAATAGTATATGAATCGGCCAGCTGCAGCCCCCCGTTTATTGTCAAGGTAATCAATCCCTTGTCCGGCACTGGCACCCAAGTTAAATCAAATAGCACAGTAGAACCATTGCCTATAAATTGATCGGTATAGATTTTGTCCCCGATCTCTCTAAGACCCGATACTCTATCAAACTTTAGTCGTAGGTTAGCTGTTCTTACCGGAGAATTCCCCAATCTTGCATAGACTTTAGCTTTAACTAGCTCAAAATTGCCGCCGCCGTTGAGTACTACTGTTGGAGTCGAAGTGTACCCCAATCCCGGATTGGTAACTATTATCTGTGTGACTTTTCCGTAGGATATATAAGCAACTGCAGTGGCCCCTCTTCCGGTATCGCCGGCTGCAGCAATGATGTCAACTCTAGGTACCGAAGTATAGCCAGATCCCCCATCGATGACATCTATACTAGCAACTCCAAACGTAAAATTATCATACCACGACTTCCAGGGATATTCAAGAAGTTTAGTATTACCAAACTCAACCTTTGTGAATTTAAATGTTGAATTATCAAAGTATACTGGCAAATCAAAATCTGTCAGGAATGTTTTGGTAAGCTCTGTGCTTGTAAATACCTCTTTGAATTGGCGTATCTTTGTATGATAGGGCTTGATTTCTTCTATAAACTTTTCTACGTTTTCACTTGATCTTAATTTATAAGTATGGCGTTGGTCAAGACTACCTGCATTGCTATTAACGCTGATAAATGCAGTCTTAAATGCCCAATCTACAAATTTTTGTTCGCTGATTGCATATTTTACCATTTTGAAAAACAGCTTGTTCCAAAGGACTTTTCTGTCAGCAGTAAACACGTCTTCCTTAAGAGCCTTTAAAATATAAAGAAGTTCTTCGTCAGGCGTTTGATCGTACTCAGTTTGGTCAAAACCAGGCGCTGCATCCCATGCATATTTAGAATTATCAAAATTCCATAAGGTATCCAATAGCTGTATGGTAGCATTTTCAAAATAAACCAAATTCCAACCGTCATCAAAGGTACCACCGGACCCATCAGTTTTTTCTAAAATCATATATCTACCGTCTCCGGAATTTGAAACCTTAACGTAATTTTTAGGTTCTAACAAATCCAAAGAATTCAGTAGATATGGTTCTGACACCGTAAATGCCAACGTTTTTAAAGGATTGTAGTCATCACTGGCCCAGTCTTGATATTTCCAGTAGATGGATGTATCATAACTCTGTGTTCGGGTCCTAAACCATTGCGAAATTGAACTATCCCAGGAATATACTGCCCACTTGCCCCCAATTGTCCTGTCGGCCTGCACTAGAACGGTGTAAGGACGCACCGTTAACTGAGGGGGCTGTTCATAACCACTGCCACTGTTAACAATTTTAGCTGATGTAACTTGCCCTTGGGCATTTATTGTTGTTTCTACTATTGCGCCGCTGCCAACCTCTGAAGCCACTGTTATTGTAGGCGCTGTTTGATAACCAAATCCAGATTTAACTACAGTCACTCCTGTCATTCTTCCGTTGGCGTCAATAACCGAAGTTAACTGTGCAGTGTTAAGATCTTTAGTTAGTACTAGATCACGTGCGTAGATATCCTCTACTAGTTGGTCGTAGAATATAGCGTTAGGTAATTGATCTTTGGCATTAAGATTTTCAAAGCTTATTTTCCCAACAAGTATTTGGCTTTTTATAACTAAGTTAGCATACTCAATTAGATTTCTTAGTGCTTCTGATCGATTAGCAAACAGCGACTGCCGTGGCCTAATACCAATCCCGTAACGTGTTCTTGCAGGCAAGCTTGGATCAGGTACTGGGTTGTTTAGACTGTCTCTTCCCAGCAGACTGTCCGTAAGCTTCTTTTCTAACAAGGCATTAGGCTGACTTCCTGCATCGTTTTCCTGTAATAGTAACCATTCGGTGTGGCGGTTTGCTGCATCATTGATAGAATCAAAAGATATATTAAGACTAATCTGCTCGTTAAGAATTGACGGTTTGATATTGGCCAATATCAAAGAATTTGGAGAAATAGTTGCAAGGAATTTAATACCAGAGTTAAGGGGATCTGCAATATCGTTTGCCACCTCAAATGCTGCTTTACGCCTATTAGGAACATTCTTAGGCACTACTGCTTTATTTTTTACCCAATAGTAGTAGACATTAGTAAAAGAGTTCGATACTGGATTATAAACCTGCTTAACTGACATAGTGGAGTTGTCAGCAAATTTTGGTTGTCCGCTAATACCACCGGTGAGCCCAGAAGTCGTGTCTGCTATTCTGCTGTATTCGGCTGGAAGATACTCAGACCGAACCCACTCATAGACATCGATAGAGGACCCTGGGAAAATATTATTCCAGTTGTTTTTACGATAGCTTAGTTCTCCCTGCTCATACCAAACAAATTTAACAGTCGAAAGGTCCCACCAGAGCTCACCGACGTGCTCGTCTAACCAATTTGTTTCAACATTTACATTGGTGCCTGTGATTCCAAGACTGTATACTGCAGGATCAAACGGAGTTGTATAGCGTAGTTCTTCTCTGGCCGTGCCAAGGAGCCTCCCCTTGATAGGATCCACAATATCAATATATTCATCGATTTGAAGTTTACTGGTGTTGACTGTTACCGCTCGTTTGATCTTACTAAGATCTACTAGAGATTCTTGATATCTATTTTTAAACCACGTGTTCCTATCAACATCTAATTTATCAAAAATAAACACCTGACCGTTGTCTGTTAAATTAGATAGTAATCCCGGTGCTCCGACCATTATGCTTCTGTCGTTAACCAAGGTGCTTTGACCATAGAGACTGTTGCTGGGCACCTCGGTATTAAAAATTTCCTGAGCATAAATCCATTTATATCTATAACGATTATAACAGTGCACCGAACCGCCGTTGACTACTGTTCCATAAAACGTGGTAATTCCAGCATCGAAGTCTGTTAGTCTTTTATTTGGAACACTGGTTTTATCATTAACATAGGGAGTGGCATACGTGCTGGTTGATCGATCAATCGGCAGGCGCTGGCTGTAGATATCAAAGGTAGTATCCAGCGTGGTGTTATTTCCCACCGACGAGATGACCATAACTTGACTATTTGCATTAAAGGAAATATCGTAGCCAAAACTGGTGTCTGCAGAGGTAATCGGTGCATGTATTCGTTGGTTATGTACATATTGCCCGGAACGCCATCTAAACACATCAACTACACCGGAATTTGTCCCACGAACTGCATCGTATGCTACCGGACTACCGACAATCAAAAATTGTCCATCTTGTGTGATACGAACTACCTTACCAAACTGATCATTGCCGCCCATTGGTGCAGGTAAGTCATCCCCTGTAATTACTGTAGCTGTTGAGGTAGAAGCAAAGTTATAGACAAAAACAGCACCGTAGGAGTTTAGAGATCGATATCCGGGAACAGACACAGCCACACGCATAGAATCATTACTACAGGCCAAATCAGTTCCGAATTCTAAACCAGGAACATTTGGGGTTGCTGGCGCAATATGTCGATTGATTACAAACCCTTCGGGCTGCACCCCTATACGGTACCCGTAGACTGCTCCAGAATTTTGATTATGTCCGGGCGATCCCACATACAGAACATTCGTTACGGTCGAGTATGCAAGACTATACCCAAATAGTGCATTATCTTCCGGGGTTGGAACTGTGATAAAAGTTGAGATAGTTTCGGCATGGGCAAAGGGCGATATAATAGATAGCTTTACCAATCCCTGTAGTTTTGTTCTGGGGTATTCGTTAGATACAAACAATGTATCTTGTCGATCAAATGATATTTGCCTGCGGCGCCTTAGACTAAAGGGGTCGTCCACATATATTGAACGATAGGTGTTTTTAGCCACATCTGGATCGAGTCTTTCAGAATAAACGTCAAATGTGGTTCCAAATGACCTAATATAAGAAGTTTTAGGAGCTCCTGCAATTATTAGATTTTTAGTCTCGTCAAACACTAGACTGTAACCCAACGCAGTTGGTTCTGTGCCGTCATAGATCGTTTGGAGTTCCGAATTTACACTGTAATCTAAAATTGCCTGGGGCTTATCTTTAAATAGCCTAGATAACACATAAATGTAGCCTTTAAATTTAGCTGCTGATCCTTGTTTCTCGGGTGCAGACACTACAATAAGAGTACTTTCGCTGTTTGCTGCAACTTTGGTCCCAAAGTGCTGCCCCGATTGATTAACATTAGTATCATAGTTTATGCCAGCGTAGTTGTCTTCTTTTTTGTAAACAGCCCATTTGCCAGCGTCAGCATCGTCTACCCAAGCATTTTCACCGTATTTCCATCTTTCGACGTACGGAACATCATCTAAAGAATCAAAGGTGCTCATTCTTGAAGATCTAAAATTAAACAGGCGGCCTCTGACATCTCCTTTGACCGATGGTAAAGAAGTCAGGCTAGTGAGTACCACAAACGAATTAGCAGAAACAACCTGTTGGACAATGTAACACTGGTCAACACCGCTAGCTACATTAGTGATGCTAATTAATTGCCCCACACTGAGCCGATGGTCGTAATAAGTCGACACCGTCATCGACACTCCGGGTGAGGTTAACTCTACTCCTACTATGATTGTCGGAGCCCTGGTCAATCGTAACACATCCCAACTACCGCTTTCGGTAAACCCTAACCAAATGGTGTTGCCTTCTTTGAGAGCAGAGTTATTAGATATATCCAGCACACTGTTTTTATTGTATGCTGTTGCAGTCACGTCATCAAATCTAACATAGCCTGCATTGGGGAGTTCAAGTACATCTTCTGTGTATTCTAGATCAACAGTTGGAAACGATGATTTTATATCAAACTCGTCGGGTTTTATTACTAGATCTTGAGAATCTCTGTAATAAACAGAATCTACTCTAGAGTAAGGTTTTTGTTCAACAATACTGATGATCTGAGGATTTTCTATAAATTCCGTTGCTGTTAACTCAAACTCCAACTCTTGATAAGTGTTGTATCCGCCGTAGTAGCCGATACGAAACGCCCATTCTTCATTGAAATCGGTCGTAGACCTATAGTTCTGCAAACTAGCTTTGTTCAGGTTAAGTAACGGAGTTTTTGTTCCCTTGTCTCTAATATACCCTTGATAAAACTTATACTCAGCAATAGAGTTACCTATAACATTATTAAGATAGGGTCTGGGAGAATATCCCACTAAATGCTGAGCCAAAGACTGCTGATCAGGATCAAAATTGTCAATATCTAGACTATAAAAATCCTCAAATTGAGAAATTTTATAGTCAAAATTGGGGATCAACCTAGCTACCGGCTTATCTCTTAACAATGTCCATTGGTTAATATTAAAGCTGGTTGTTCCGACGATTCGTTGATTGGCTGTGTAATATTTGTCTGAAAATCTCACAACATCGCCTACCAAATAATCGGTATTTTTTTCCCAGTCATTGACTTCTGCAGTATCGTAGACGAATCCTGGACTGAATAAATCACCTATCCAATCTTTTGTCCTAAATCCATCAATCTTTACTCTCAGCTGCCTGTAGCCTGTATCAACGTCGTAGATAACATCATTAAACAGTGAACGGTTTTTAAAAACTACCGCATGCTCTTTTTGTACTAGATTAAGTCTTGCAAAAAAAATACCGTCTACATTATTTGTGGTCTTAATACTAAACTCGCCAGAGAGTCGCATTGCAGAAAAGCTCTGAACAGGTAACGCAGTTCCATCAACTCTTAATAGGCTATATTCGTAAAAATCATCTAAAAGATCTCCCACAACACCTTCATCGGAAGCAAACTCTAACTTGTTAGCAAAAGGACTTAGTGTAATAACCGATCCTTGCTGCCAATTTTGAGTAGTCCAATACAGAAATTCTTTGACCGAGAATCTCCAGTCCACAACCTGCTCAAGATCACTGTTGAATTCATTAAAAATAAATCCCTTAGATTCTAAATATTTTCCGTAGCCTAGAATTAAATCGCAAACTTCTTGTGCTGTTGAAAATTCAAAACCATAGGGTATTACTGTTTTGGTTGTAGAGAATCTAGTCCTACGAATGACCTCAATGCCGCCGACTGTTGGAAGATACGGAAGACTTCTGTAGTACTGCTGCATAAAAGACGAGTCACTGTTATGACGTTGCAGCACTCGATAGTATCTGTCAAGATAAAATACCACCTGATCTACATCATATATGGTATTAGGTTGCCAGGCCACAAACGGTTCACTGACGGCCCCAACTCTTTCGACAGTATCAGACACGCTGTCGATCGGTTGAAAAATTGTAAAGTAAGGGTCATATTTGTTATAACCACGAACTGTAAAGCCGCCGCTAGTGGTCTGCACTATGATTCCAGATATTGCAATAGTTTGCACAGGATTACTTTGATTCAATACAACATCAAAATCGTCAGAAGAAACCAATACTCCAGAATAAGGACTGGACGGGTTGACTGCATCAATACTCACCAACAATTTCTCTTTACTAACAAATCCTCCAACTTTAAACATAAGGTTGTAGGTTAGATTGTTTAGATCTTTTCTAAGGTTACCGATGTAGTTAACATCTCGAAACAGCCCGGCTTCGATTACCATCACACTGTATCCAGACGCTAGGGTTTGTACACCGTTGACTACTTCATAGCCTAATAGAAGATTAGTTATCTGAGGGAAATTGTTATAAGCCGTATACTTAGATTGGCCAGCAAGATTTTTGGCAATACGACTAGTGTCAAACATTTTGCAGGCATATTCTGATGGGGCTGACAATGCCATTAAGATTTGGCATGCATATGGCCAAAAACTGCTGCGGCGCCAAGCAGTTTCTGCAGGACCGTGATCCCCAAAGTTCCAACCACTGCTGATACTTTCACTGCGTATTACCACAATCCTTTTGGGATCATTAGGATTAACAACAGGAGTAGTAGCCAACCCAATCGTAGCCGGATCTAGAAGATTACCTATTTCATCCACTGGTATTATTTTTGATAATCCAGGACGGGCATATCTGAGATCAATTCCCTGACTACTTCCTGCAGCAATGCGTCCTTGCTCGAGATCTTTCCATAGAATTAAATTACCGCTAGTGTATGGAGCTGGTCCATAGGTTGCAGTCCACCAAGTAGGCATTTCACTGAATCCCAACATCTCCCAGGGATGTGTGTGCGGCCTATCTGTGTCAAAAAAGTATTTGTAAATGCCCCGCCAATACCCGGGCAACTTATTCTTACCAATACTATCTATGTTAGCAGAATAGTTAAAAGTAAAAGGATTTAACTGATCAAAATTATCGTTAGTTTGATAATCAACCCCATAAAATCCTGCCCAACGTAGAAAATCTGCTAATATTAGCTTGTTAGATTCTTGCAGAGAAGATTTATTAGACTTTCTAAATGCACCAGGAAGGATGTCATACAAATTAACTAAATTATTATTAAAAGAAACTTTAAGATTATTGTAAACCCTAGTCTCGTACTCCAATAAGATGTCGTCTCGGTAATCATTAAAGGCCACTGTTATACTGCCATCGTGGCCTTGGATTACATTCTTTGGTCCATCAGCATATGTATCATCGACGTACTTACAAGGTACAAATTTTGGATAAAGACCCAGTTTAGTTGGAGTTGGGGGGATATAACTACGAGAAGTATCTGCATAATCGTAGACCTCTATAACCGAACCTTGTTCTAAGTCCAAAAGCATAGTAAAACTAGCAAGATACTTATCGATCAGATAATCTCGACCCCTGATCAAAAGACGCCCGTTATAGTATATCAGAATAGATCTGTTACTCAAAATTTGATCATCAAAGATGCTGGTAAGACCATACTTCTTAAGACGAGGGCTAGTGACCACATACTTACGCAATAAGAAATTCGATCCATGAGCTACCATATCAGAATATGCGTAAGGAAGGGACCCGCCCTTGCCAGAACTCATATTAGATAATACTGTATCGAGACTCTCACGAACTGAGGAGTATACTGGTAGTTCTGAAATGCTTTTAATGAGAGTAAACTTAAATTGGTTATAGTCTACGCAGACTTTACGAGTAGCTGTTACTAGACTGTGTTCAGCAGAACCTAAAAAGAATTGACAAAAACTTAACGGGGTTTGATGGCTCACCAAACGAGTCCCATAACTACTAATGTTATCTAGATCTCTAAGATTGTTTGATCCAAGAAATATTCCGTTAAATTTTGGGTGATTGGCTGTTATAGATTTTACATGATCACTAAGTTCAGAAAAGGTAAAATCCGATATTGGTCCGTTGAGCGGATTATTAGTTAAACTAGTTGGAATTTCATACTGGCCGTTATTATTTGAAGGCCGGCGAGTAAAAATCTTTATTAACACACGATCGTTTTTATAAAACGATGCTCGGGTGGCAACATAGGCACGAGACTGATCGATGACCACAGTAAAGTCAACATTCCTTGTCTGTTTAGCATCATTAACAAACACTTCTACAACCATTCCAGAATCATAGCCTGGATCGTTTATGGCAGTTATTTCTATACTGGTAGCATCAGCTTCTAGTACCTGATATTGAGTTATAGGTATGGGCAGATCCTGTGTATCCACCCAAACATTGCAATATTCATTCGAGCTACCATTGTTAATTTTTAAAAACCCATTAGACACTTTAAGAACTTCGATAGAATTATTATCGTAAATTGTAAAAGTGTCTGTCATGAAATTGTTTTCAAACAGATAGTCCCCCACATTTCCTACATTTCTGTAGGCTAGCGGAAATCCTAAAATGGTGTCGGCAGTTCCTGAACCAACTCCATAAGAAAAGATCTTAGTTCCTATGAACGAACTGTCATAGATGGCAGTATCTGAAAACTTTTGACTGTTGGCATCGTACAACTCAAATAATGGTGGCTGGTTTAAAGTTGTTTTTTGTTGAGAATAGACCCACCGACTGCCATTATACCGCCAAGCCGAATTAGAAAAGTTATCTCCGTGTATTACCGAAACTGAGCTGTTAGTGGCTGGTAGAGAATCGACTGCTTCGTCTAGATTTACAAGCTCATCGCTGCCGATGCGGACAATAGAAACTTCAAAAATTCTTCCGCATACATCAGGATCAGAATCATTGTTAAATATCACCCTGTGACCGTTTTGCAGTCTTACACCGTCGACATAAAAGCCGTAACTTCCTTCTACAGTATTAAAGGCACTGGTCGTAACAGTGTCGATAAGGTCAACATTCTTAACGGCCGTATCACCAAAGTTATGGAGCTGTAGATTTGAAAAGAATTCTATGATCGGCCGTTGAGCACGAAAATCAGCAGGATATACTGGCTGACCGCCGTTAGCACGGGCAGTGGCAGCGATGACGTCTTGGTGAATCCATCTATTATATCTACTCCACGGATTCCTATCTGATGAAGCGCGATTAATGGTTATATAATCAGGAACTAACGCTACAAATTTAAAGTCGTCAAACGGATACTCACCGAATGGCGTGGCATCAAAATTAACATTCAACCCAAAGCTTTTGGTGTTTTGTGTTTGTAGTTCTTCATAATCGATCAGTGTTATTGACGACCCTACACCTTCGACAATCCACTCCTTGTCTAAATAACTAGATGGAACTACGGAACCAACAAATGTTATCTTCATGCCGTTAGATAGAGCAACTCCAGAAGCCGAAGTAAATGACGATTTTCCTATAATCTCGTCTTCAACATTAAGAAATGTATTTTGATCGATAGTTTTTACTACAATCTGCCCGACTGCAGTGTCATTATCTTCTGCAAAATAAAACAATGTATCTGGAGTGAACTCGTCGACCGTAAGTGTTAGCCGCCCCGCACGAACCCCGTTATTAACTGCTCCTAGATATAAGCTGTCCACACCTTTAACGTAGGCAGTTTTAATATAAAACTTATACTTGCTGCTAACATCGAACGTATAGGTAATGCCGCGATAAAGAGTTAGAGTAGGAGAAGTAGTACTTCCCTCAAGATCGAATAAAAGAAAATTTCCATCAGGAGAATCTTTAACGTTATAACCGGTTATAGTATTTTTTTGATGACCGGAGATCGCTATACTTTCAGGCCCATTTGGTAACCAATAATATTGCCTAAAATTTATAAATTTATCCCAGTCTATTAAAGGGCAGTATGAATAAGTTTCTGGTCTAAATAATGTATCTAAATTTTGTGTGTATGCTCCCTCGTATGACAACTGGTTAATTAGATCGTCATACCCGATGATACGTTTAACAGACCCGTCTGGATTACGTACAATCATCGACGGTTCGAACCGATAATCATTGCGAAGTTTGTTTTTGTCGCTGATATAAAAGTCGCTAGCCGGGTTATAATTTAAGCTCTGCTGGCTACCAATGTAACCGCTTATTCTTTCAATTGAGGGTTGCTGAACCAGCTGATCAAGCGTACTGGCTAAAAATTTGATATTTTTCTCAGTTCTAAGATAGCTAGGTAAAAGATCAGACGACCTTCTTGAACTCGATACGTTATTAACACTATCTACGTTAATTAAATCTTTTCCTGCCATAGTTATACGCCCTTAGAAGTGCTGGTAAAAATTGTCGACGCTGCATTTATCTGAGCTGATGTCAATGCATCGATTATTTCTATATCATCAACAGTAGCCCCGCTGACTAAAATTTCATGAGACTGACATGCAATTTCAAATAAACTACCAAATGCAATCGTTGGATCTTTCGGTACAATCACAAAATTAACTATATCTGGAGAAACTTGATTTAACACATAGGTCGACAATTCAGTAAAATTAAAAGATTGGCCAAAATCCCAATTATCAAGATTGAAAAATTCATTTATAGCTGATAGTATTTTTGATTTTAGATCGTTATCGCTAGCAATTCTAGTGCTATTTCTCACTGCTTTGAATGTGCACTGTAGATTAGATGGAGCTAAAGATCCAAACAATACTTTATATCGCGCTGATTGAAATATTAACGTATCCGAAACGCTTTTGATATTTTCTAATTTTTCAGAAAAATCGTTTTCCAAACTCTGACTAGTTGGCGGTAGAGGCTCCGACCCGGACCCTATCTGCAGATATTTTCTAAAAGCCAAATCGTAGCTGGCGGTTAATACATACACATCAATGATATTGCTCTTACTAGGATCAATTCTTCTCTCATCGCCAGTATTATGTATGTAATGAAATTTTAATCCAGCTCTTCCTAATTTAGCAAAGTACTGGTTAGTGAGCATAAATGTCTGCGTAGCAGCATCATAATACTTGATTACATCAATATCTGGATCGTAGAAGTAAAAAAGTTGACCGTTTTCTGGAACAAAATTTACCGATCCTTCATTGGGCAGAGATTGGATAGAACTCTGATCAACTACTAACGAATAACGATTGTTGTCCGCTGATATCTTAAAATAGACAAATTTATTGTAGTATCCTCGACTGTCAGTGGTCTTTGGAGAAACAATGTCTTCAAATGCATCTGGTGAATCTATTTGCCCATCATTGTTTGCATCGTAAAAACTCACTACGACTTTTTTTGGTTCGACATAGCCATCGGGTTCTACAACTGCACTTTCAATCTGCCATCGATAATCTGCACTTAGACTCATTCCGCTAGTGGGGCTATTATTAACTGACAGCACATCAATTTGGTCTTTAAGGATTGTATCTGTGGTATAGTCGTAATTAAAATTAGAGTAATCAACAAAAAACGCTGTCTGATTAGCACTTTCAAAAATGTATTCAGTTAGCCGATAAGTAACCTTATATGCTAATCCGGTCCACTGAAATAACACTAGCCAACTACTGTCCTTTTGTAAGTTTGTCAAATCTCCTTGATAGAGTAGACTAAAGTTAGATATAAAATCCAAATTACTGTTGGTTATTATATACCAACTACGAGAAATTTTGTCAAAACCTAGACCAAAATTTTGGCGGACTAAACATAAATTTACAATCTGAGTCTCGAATGCATAACTGAATGCAGTCACAAATGCCGGAATGAGCTCAACCGGAACTGCTTCACTAGGAATCTTCCCCGATGTAATTATCGGTCCAGTACCGTCGTCTAAATTTCCTTTACCAGAATTTGCACCATCGCCAATCACTTGAATTACCTTAGACCACTTATACAAAGTAGTAGTAGGGTCTAAAATCTCAGTGAGTTGACCATTTTTAGCGAAGTAGGTCTGTCTACCATTTATTACAGGCGCTTGAAATTTAATCAGAGTCCCTTGGCCGATATATTGCAAACTAGTTATACTAAAATTACCAACCAGGACCGGCAGCTGATTGTTGATAGTTTGAAAGTAACCAGTAGTTTGATCAGATTTTTTTGTTGATCGAACCCACTCTAGATTTAATGTTTGAAGTGAAGGCCGTGGATAGTTTTCAAAATAAAAGTTTTTGAAACTTTTTGAGACAATGATCGGCTCCAACTGCTTTTTGATTGCAGAGAACAACTGATTTCTCGATTGAAACTTAAATTCAAAACTAGGAGTTTTTTCTTCTTTGTAGAGTATTCCGTCTTTGGCAAAAATATCAGTGCTACTGTATTTTCCACTGATATCTGACAGCTCAAAATACTTAGAAATACCGCTGCTAATTCGATTGACACTACTAACCTTAAGTACCCCACTGCCTGCAGTCAACGGACCTATGTTATAGTCCTCGGCTGTGATCATTCTATTCTGTAGATAATAGGCCTGGGGAGCCTTAAGCTTTATATCAGCGGACGACTCTGTACCTCTACTGTTATCTACAGTATACTGCAGACCCAATGTTAGAGTCAGTCTATGGTCAATTCCGGCTTTGTTTTGATAAGGAATTATAATACTAATTCCTGACATTTGATCAGGACTTATAGAGTACCGTTGACTGTTACTTTGTCGATAGAATAGTCTAAAAGATCCCCTAGGTAATTCTCCGAAAGAGCCATCAGTAAAATTAAGATCAATCTGATCGTTGGCTCTAGATGCAACAGAATACAACGTTCTTGTACTTTTTGAAAGACTGTTATAAATTACATTGTTTCCAGTAAGAGAATTAACCTTTGTCCATAAAGTATCGTAACCGCCAGTTACTCCTAGCTGCCAGAGCCAAACGTCAGTATCGTTGATTCCACTGGCATTGACCCCAATTACTTCATTAGGCACCGGGCTCGTGATATTAAACGGAGTTGACCCCATAGTCCCCTGTCTAAAATGCACAAAAAATCCTGTGTTTGCTGACCCTGCGCCTTGATTATCATTTTGAAAAACAAAATTAAAAGCACTACCAGGAACTGGAGGAGGCTCATAGATATAGCTACTATCTTTAAATATAGCTCCTGTGATCTCAAATGTCATAGGAGATCCATTAACGGACTTGGTAACAGAATAGATAGGTAAATCAGAATTTGTACTGTTGATACTATACTGTTCAGTAGTTACTCCTAAAATAACATCCTTGTTATCGGGCCTACCAAAAATCATAGAGCCCTCCATACTAGAATTCATAATGCTAATAAATTGCTGATACCAATTGGTGTTTGCAGAGTCATTCCATACGATAACTTGATTGGCTAGATTTGTGCCGTTGGCGTCTAGCACAGACTCGGTGGTGCTGACCGCAAGTATTTTCAGCATTCCATGAGCAGGAACGTTACGTTTGGGATTATAACTAACCAACTGTGCAAGACGCAGAATGCTTTCTCGCCGTTGTGCTGTTTCTAAGAAATTTTCTCTAGAGTTTAGATCTATACGAAAACTTAAATTCTGCCCTAGATACGCAATAAGATCTACCAATGCAATATATTCACTGCTGTCGATATAATCATTGAAATCTTCAGGATAGGTCTGACGCAGATAATTAATCATCGTACGTCTAAGAGTTTCAAAGTCGTAGCTTTGAAAATCCGCATTACGGAAGCTTTGGTAAATCTTAGTCCAGTCCTCTGCGACTAATAATTGTGAGTTTGTAGATGGTATCATATGCCACGCCAAATAATGGATAACATATTTATTTGATCATTAACCTAGCAGTTTATTACTGCGTGACTAGTCCTAGCTCTTTATCAAAAGTTAGAATCATCTGCTGAGAAACATCTTGAAGAGTGTAATAAAGCGTGGCCTCGACGATCATGCCATATTCGGCTTCGGTTATTAATATCTGCGTTGGAGTTGCACGTGGATCGCTGTTAAGAATTCGCGTGATATCCTCGCTAATCAGCTGTTTGACATCGTCTGTAAAGGGTTCATAAATTAATCCCCAGATAATTGTACCAAAATCTGGGTTCATTACTCTTTCCCCTTTTTTGGTTTGAAAAATATTAATAATGTCCTGTTGTATAAGATCAAAATCGTACAGCCTTGTTGATTGAGAATTTTCATCAACGGTGCTAAATCCCTTGTAAAATTGACTCTGTTGGTCAGTTACTTGATTTGAAGTATTGCTGGGAGTAATCTCAAAGTTCTTATAAGGCATAATATCTATTTATTGGCCTCAGTTTTGTCAGGCGTAAAGTCACTGGGATTAACACTTTCATGATGCTCCCACGGTTCGTGCATAGGTACCCGTTTCATGATAGATTTGATATCTTTGTCTTTATAGAAAATACCATCGGCCCAACCTTTTTCAGGCGATCGATTTGGAAGATCGTAGATGGTAAATTGAGTAGCGGTACTGGCTTTTTCGGCAGAAGGACCGTTCATGTGTATTAGACTTGCAGTTTCTATATGGTTCCCTGCAGAATGAATATGAGTAGTTCCAGCGGTAGAAAACCTAGTATTACCAAACGAGTATACATCGATGTCTTTTTTAACTGTAACCGTGCTGGTTCCTACAACGAACAGTCTATGATTTTTTCCGACCTCGGCTCTTAGATTTTCAGCGGTTTTGATATTGATATTACGCCCAGCTTCGATATTGATATCGCGATCTGCTCTAAAATTAAAATCAACCTTAGAGTGTAGGCTAACACTGTCTTCGGCATATACATCTATTTTGCCATTAGATGTTAATTCTATCCATGCGGTTCCTTT